AAAATTCTTAACCACAGCGAGAGAGAAGAAAGTCTTTCCAGTAGAAGACTCTCCAGCAATAGCAGTAATCTTATTCCCAGATACACCACCAAATATGCTACCTGAAACCAGTGCATTAAAAATATACGAACCCGTATCAACATAAGTCTCAGTCTCATCAATTTCTGACGCTAACTTTGTATAGTCTTCGCCAATTTCTTTTACAATATCTTTAAGGAAATCCATCAGGAAAAAAATAATTCAAGGTTTACAGTTTTTTCAACACTCCACCCAATTGCATCAAGAATAATTTTGAGTGGTTCTAAAAATGCTTTTTCAAATTGTAGTTCATAGTCTATGTATTTGTCAAGATTAAGTTCCTTCGGGAACTCCTGAATAAATGAAACCACATTCTCATGAATAATATTTGGTTTTTTAAGATAAACAAATTTAATTTTTTCTCCATTTTGGATTAAAGAGTACTTATTTGACAACTTATTTTGTTTAATATAATGATTGAACAATAGTGCTCCACGAACATGAATTGGAGTTCCTTTAATGTAAATGTCAGATGAAGAAGAATACTTCTGAACATCAGAAGCAGAACGAGGGAAAGCAATCTCTTCGGGAGAAAGTTTTTTGAATTTTTCTCTGCATCTGTCAATAAAATTAATCATATCATCTTCAGTTTCACTCATCATAATTTCGAAAGATTCTTTCAGCATCTTGCGACAAGGTGCTGGTGTAGAAGATTTAATTGCCTCAATACCTTTAATCTTAAGTTTTGGTTCTTTGTAGCGAACACCCTCACTATCCCATACACTTAGAATGTATCGCTTCTTTGCAGTCCAAATACCACGTTCAGCGATACATTCACGCTTCATGATCATCTTTTGCTCATAAGCATTTACGTATTCCGCCAATTCTTTGTAAGAACTTTCAATATACTTTTCAAATTCCACCTGACAGACCTTATCAAGGAACGAAACAATGCCTTGAGTAGTTTTCTCTCTTCCTTTGAATACATTCTCGACCAAAGGGCCCATATTAATGTAGAGAGAATCAGTATCAGAAGCAATAACATAATCAGAATCTCCAGTTTTCAAAATCTTGTTTAGATAGGAATTCACCTTATTCATAATCCATTGAATAGAAACCTGTCCAGATAATGTAATCGCCTCAGCATTTGCGAGTTTATAATATCGGAAATACTGATTACCGATGGCACCATAAGCGGAGTTCAGTTGAATTTTACGTGCCATCTGAATATTATTGCAGCGGGCAATCTCTTTGATTAACTCCTTATTCTTTGTCTTTTCATATTCCTGTTCGGCGACAAGCATCTTCTTCTTAAAGATGACACGTTCGTTGTAGATCTTCTCCATTAGTTCAGGAAGAAAACCACGAACATCTTTACGGAACATTGCTCCATTTGCACACACTGCATAGTCTTTGTATAACTCAAAGTTAAGACTTTGATTCAGAATTTTATCAACATTAACTGTTGGATGCTTTTCTTCCAGAAGAGTTTCTGGCGAAATATTATACATCATAATCAAGTGTGGATATAGAGAGTTCAAGTCAAAACTCACCACCCAATCATACATTCCAGGGATCGGCTCTTTTACATAAGCACCTGCATACTTTTCATCTTTTTGCGTTTTATTCTTTGGCGGAATAACAATATTTCTTTTCTTAAGATATGTGTAGATAATATTATCCCACATCCTAACTTGATAGAACACATCAGCATAATTCACCTTAGCGTCATATGCCATCGTCAATGCCAACTCAATGAGTTTCATCTTGTCTTCCAAACGATCAACAAGTTCTACGTCAACGATGTTGTACTCAATAAACTTCTGCCAACCTTGAGTATAAAAATCTTTGAATGTATCAAACTCAGAGTGGTCAAGTTTCTTCTGACCGAGTTCTACTTCGGCAATGTAATCCAGACGATAAGATTCTTGTACCTTATAGGTAAATTTCTTATAAAGATTAAGGTAATCAAGTTGAGTAACTCCACCAACATCAAATGTTGTATATTTACGACCTTTAATGTATGTCTCACCCTCGGTCACAAGTCCCCAAGGAGAAAACCGCTTCATTAGTTTTTCCCCAAGAACCCTATTAAGTCTTTTGCAAATATAAGGAATATCATAAAGTTCAATATTCCACCCAGTTATCACATCAGGAACATCAACCATCCAATAATTAATAAAATTACTGAGAAGTTCATACTCACTTGGACAATAATTATAAGTTACATTTGACTGCTTATTATTGAATGGTTTAACTCCCCAAGTAATGATTTCTTTAGTCGTATAATCTTGAATTGTAATTGAAAGAATTTCTTCTGAACAAGATTCAACGTCAGGGAATCCTTCTTCTGAAGCAACCTCAATATCAAGAGTTACAAGTTTGATTTTACTAATATCGAACTTAATTTCGTCCTCTGGATATTTTTCAGAAATGTACTGATAGATGTATCTGTCATTTCCATAGATTTCAAATCCATCAACTTGATCGTATTTTTTATAAAACTCACGACAGTCCCTTACAGTTCCAGGATTAATTGGTTCTACTGCTTCTCCACTTAATGTTTTATACTTAGAATCTTTTTTAGTTTTTACAAAGAGAATTGGAAAAAACTCATCTCTCGTCTCAAATCTTTTACCATTCTCTACTCCACGAACCAAAAATTGATTTCCAATCAATTGAACATTAGTATAAAAGCGTTGTGTCATTCTTTAATCAAGTCCTCATATTTTTCAATTAGTGTTGGAGTAGGATCTGCAAGTGTTATAATCTTATCAGAACTAATCATAAATGTATTTTGTCTAGTATATCCATTAAGAAATGGTTCCAACATCAGATCATCTCTAACTACGAATGGATCAACTAATTTACAATCAGGTTCACCGATGTCAGCACCAACTTCTTCAATCTGACTGATTAGTATCTGATTGTTCGTCAAGGACAGTATCTTGATTATTTTTGACATTGTTCATAACTCCTTTTTCGTACATTTCTTTTAATTGAGGTATGGGTTCCACCATTGTAATTACCCAATCAAGGGGAAGTGGAATTTTCGATTCATTAGTGAGTGGCATCCACGGAGTTAATTGAAGTTTACATGGAGACTTAGTTTCTCCATTACCATCATCAAAAGTTTTGGCAAGAATTTTTACTACGCAAGGATTTTCAAAAAAGTAACCAACAACTCTTTGGTTTTCTCCTTCGCCAATAAACATTTCTTGCACATCTGCGATCACATCTTCACCAGATTTCAATAAAGATAGTTTTACGGTCATTTTACTCTCATACCTCCATATATTCTACCAATAAAAAAAGGAGGAGTCAACCTGGATTTTGCCAGGTGCTCCTCATGCGCCGACGATATTCAAAACTATTTATAGGTAATCTTTGCGCTTATGATGATCGGGAACAATCCTACCTAGAGTAACAGTTAAAAGCCCATCCTCAAAATCAACTGATCGTACTTCCGTATCATCAGAGAGTGTCCACGCTCTCTTAAAACTCCGTTGAGCCAAACCTTTGTGGACATAGTTGGACTCCGTTTCTTTATCTTCCTTTTGGCCCTCCACAAAGAGTTTACCATCTTGTGTATAGACATAAACTTCCTTTTTCTTAAATCCAGCAAGTGCAAGTTCAAGTCGGGATTCTACGTTGCTGACTTGAACAAGGTTGTATGGTGGATAGTTTGTAGTGGTTTCGTGTAGATGGAAAAGACGGTCAAAATACTCATCCATACCAATACTATTGCGCGTGATTTTATCCATCAAAGTAGGAAGATCCGCAGCAGTATAACGTGCAAGGTTAGTCATTATTGTAGCTCCTTTAAAAGCGAGTTTGTGTTTTGTGGACCCTTTCGGCATCCATTACTAATTATACAAGAAACGAAAAAAAGAGGTATCGGTAAAACCGAACCTCTTTTTAGGGTGTTCCGACTTTTGTAGAGACCGCACGAAAGATCTCATACTTATTTATTCGGTTTCTACTGCTTTTCCTTTTTTGCCGATATTATACTTTTGCTCAAGAATCCAATCACCTTTGTCCTTATATGCAAGGACTTTAATTTGATTTAAAGGAGCTATATCAGTAACATTATCTGGATTAACGACAGTAATTAATCCCCAGTCAGCTAAAAGACGAACAATACGATTACGTCTCTGAACATCATTTACAGTTAGATTTGCATGTTTACCATCAAGAGCAAACAATTCCTTAAAATGAACAATATAATATCTACCTTGCTTATGAAGAATATGGCAAGATTGATAGAGTTTTTTCTCCTTTCTCGATGCAACTCCGATGCGCGTCAAAGTCTCACGAACTTTCAGAAAATCATCAGGTTCATTAAGAATTACCTCTACCATTTGGTCTTGAGACCATTCAACAGTAGGTTCTACCGTAGTAGTCATTTTTTTCCTCCAATATCAAGTCGTTTTTTTATGAAAGTAAGTTGTTCTTTTGTCAGGATTTTCAGTGCTTGAGATGCTTTTTCATTATTATAACCATAATATTTTTTAATACATTCTAAGTCTGCGACCTTATCCTTTCGGAGCCAGGGAGAAAATCTCTTCTTTTTCCTCAAACTATTTAGATAAAAAGAATATTGCAAATCTTTGTCTAAGTGATGATACCTATTCATTTCGTTTGCATACATCACACAATCAATGTGTCCCGATAAACATTTATTCACAATAAATGGAGGATATTCTTTTACACTTTCCGATAGATCTTCTTTAGTAAAACTAATTGAATTGATCCAATCCTTCAATTCCATAATTAAATAGTAGCAGTTCTTTACGTTGTTTTTGCTCTCGCATATATTCACCAACAGACCTCATAGTATAAGTAAGGTCAAACTCAGCAGCGTTCCAATTCTTAAAACGATCCTTTACAAGTTGATCAGAATTATAACTAATTAGTTGATGCATAGGATAACGAAAATCACAATCAGCAGCAAACTTATCGTGATCAAATCCTTTATGCATTGATCCCTTGTTCCCATAGAGATTATCCTTAATATCATAAGGAGGATCGAGATACACAAAAGCAGTAGTGTCTCCATCTAACAGATAATCGTATGAGTGATTAGTTATACGCCAACATTCAATTATCTTAGAATACTCAGGCAATTTTTCAATCCCGCGCACAGAGAAATTGGAATTTGATGCTTGCTCTGAAAATGATGAACTCTCCGTGAGACCACTGAAACTGCACTTATTGACAATATAGAAAGCCACAGCACGATCAATGCTTGGCAAATCTTTGTCATTGACCTGCTCCTTTGCTTTAAGAAAAAGTTCTTTTGCCAGGACTGGAGTATTGTTTGCCGTCTTAAGATCTACAAGTTTATCTTTAAGATCAGTGCCAAACATCTGGAGTTGTTGCCAGAAATTTACAAGTGGTTCATATAAATCATTCACCCAAATATCTAGGTTGGGATATTTTTTTGTGATATAAATCGCAACACTTCCTCCACCAAGAAATGGTTCACGGAATTCATCATAGTTACGAAGATCTGGAAAATAAGGTCCCATCTTTTCACAAGCACGGGATTTACCGCCTGGATACCTCAAGGGTGTCTTAAGAGATTTCATTTGAATTCACACTCACACATAATTTCAGTTAATGCTGCTAGGAGGTTAATTTCCTGGTCAGCAACGAACGCACATTGGTATTGATACTTAGCAATAACAAGAACGGCAGCAGGGATAGATGCGGGAACAAGGCAATCATAAGCGGCGTCATAAATCCTGCGAAGAAGACTGCTAGCATCGTTGTCCAAGTTGGAGACCACCCACTTTCGGACTTCAGGAAAGTTTTTATCCTTGAGATTTTTAATGAGTTCATTTACAGAGATGTCAGAGAAAGAAGCAAGAATTCCCGTGTCAATTTTTCCCCCTGTAGAGTATCTCTGGCATTCGTTGAGGACCCTACGAAAATCTGGGAAGTGTTTCGATACAAGTTCCGCAACGACTTTTTGATCGTACTCAATCTTTTCCGCATCCAAGATTGATTGAAGTCGTTGAAAGAAACTTCCTGCAAGTTGAACTCTTTGCTTCCCTTTAATTGTGAAGTCAATGACGGCACATCGGGAGTGAAGAGGTTCGATAATCTTGTTCTTGTAGTTGCAAGTGAAGATAAATCGGCAGTTGTTATAAAATGCCTCAATATTCGCCCGTAGTAGGAGTTGAACGTCGTTTCCTGTGTTATCAGCCTCATCGATGATGATGACTTTGTGTTTAGAAGATCCCGTAAGTGAGACGGTCGAAGCGAAGTTCTTTGCTTGGTTCCGTACAGTATCCAAGAAACGCCCTTCGTCGGATCCGTTGATGACATAATAATCTGCCCCCAATTCATTACATAATGCTTTTGCTATTGTGGTTTTACCAATACCAGGAGGTCCAGCAAGAAGAAGATTAGGGATCTCACCTTTTGCCACAAACTCCTTAAATGTTTTTTTAGTTTCATCGGGAAGAATACAATCATCAATCATTTGAGGACGATACTTTTCCACATAAAGAAATTCACTTGCCATAATCAATTCACAAGATAAGAAATCATTTTTACAATATGATGATGAGGATAATCTTTCAAATCTTCATCTGCATCTTCTTTGAGAAGGTAGATTTTTTGATTGGTTTTTGCTAAATCACAATAAACTTCACCATCTTGTCTTTTTACCATTATCACATAGAACTCGTGTCCCACTTTACCCGTTATAGTTTTGGTAATCGGCATTTCCATAATTCAAATATCTCCAAAAAAGTTCTCTCATTCTATCTTCATCAGTAAATCCGTGAATATGCATCCACATAAGATTTCCCCAAGAATACACACAATACTCAAAAAGATAATAGGAAGTCCAAAAAGTCCATTTTTTATTCATAACCAAATCCAATCAGGTTTAGTTTATCATACAAATTAGTAGAAATCAATCACCTTTTTCTTTTCTTCTTTTTGCCGCCTCCTTCATTTTTTGTTTTGTCTCCTCACTATGTTTTCTTCCATAAAAAGGATTTTTTTCTCCAAGACGATTTAGTTTATTTTTTTCACTAATCTTTATTCTAGTTTCTTTCGAAATGACATTACCTTGTAAAGATTTTCTTATTTTATCCTTTGTTTCTTGTGTGTGTTTTTTACCATAACGAGGACTATCTTTACCTCTTTTACCATACAAAGGATTATTTTCCCCCTTCAT